AAAGGCGGACGTTCAGGCGCTGAAATTCCACTACGAGAATGTCTGGATTGCCCTGGAGAAGTGCCGACAAGTATACGGCCTAAGCCGCGACTTGCAGATCGCCTGCACTGAGTTGCAGACCAGCTGCATGTGGGCCGTGAGAGCCTTGACTGATCCTAATCCGGCAACGACGCAAGAGGATGCCCAAAGACCTAATTAAGGCAAAGGGCCATGACGTACAGAAAGCGGAATAAGGGCTACTACGTAACCGAGGCTCCAGATGCCAAACGCACGAGACGCCGACATAGAGACCACCCAACGCATCCTGGTGGTCGGCAAGACGGGAACGGGCAAGAGCAGCCAGATTTGGACGCTCCCTGGGAAAAAGTTCGCCTATATCTTGGACCCAAACAGCCTAAGCTCCCTGAAGGGGTGCGATCTGGACTTCGTAGAGTTCTACCCGGACTTCCTGGAGATGGACGCGACCCTGAAGGGCTTTAACAAAGGAGCCAAGAGCGACCACATGAAGGGCTCCAAGCGGGAGCCCCAGGTCTACATGAAATGGGTCGATGATATCAACGAGAAGGTCGAGAAGAAGTTCTTCGAGGTCAATGGCTATCAATGGCTATGTATCGACAGCCTAACTTTCTTGGCCAAGGCCACGATGGACAGGCAACTATATATCAACAACAGGTATGGCGACATCGAGGAGCTTGGGGACTACCGTGTGGTAGGCTCCAAGTTGACAGACGTATTCAACAGCATCAGCAGCTTGCCGATCAACCTCTATTGTACGGGTCACCTTTCGATCTTTCAGGACGACAAGACCAAGAAGATAGAGACACAGATCAACCTGCCGGGCAAGGCGAGGAACTATTTGCCCTTGCTCTTTACCAATGTCTGGCAGTCGATAACGGAAGAAGGTGAGAAAGGACAGGTGAAATATATGATAAGGACCCGGCCCGATCCGCGGGGTCTCCAAGACGTCAGAAGCGCCATACAGGGGCTGAATACGATGGAAGACGTTACTATACGTGGCTTTGGGGACATGGCTCAAGGGGGGATTGGCGCCCTCTTGGCCCGAGCCAAGGGTGCTCCCCGCCTTACAACGGTTAACAAGTAGGGTGCCATGGGTTACGAGGACTACTTCTTCCGGCACAAGGGAGAATACAACTCTTGGCCGGAGAAATCACAACGGTTAACAAGTAGGAGAATACGCATGGGCTTTATTAAGCAACCGCTGAACGATGCCAAAGAGCCGGAAGCGGTGCCTGAGGGCATGTACGATCTGCGCATCCATAGGGCTGACGAAGGTAAGTCCAAGGCTGGGAACGATATGGTCACTGTCCTCATCAAGATTGAGGACTCTCAGTATCCCAATGCATCGCTGATACGGCATTGGATCACCTATGTCAGCAAAGATACTCCCCCGGATCAACGGCAGATGCGGCTGCTGGATCAGAGGCGGTTCCTCCAGGCCTTTAGTGTGCCCTATCAGGAGGATGGCTTCAATACGGAAGATCTGCAGGGGCAGACAGGGCGGATGATGGTCAAGCAAGAGGAGGGGGATGACGGGACGGTGTATAATCGCTTGGTTCTCCCACGTCTGAAATAAACGCAATCAGGTGGAGTCGGGGAGCCCCCGGCTCCATCTGACATTCAATTTTGGAGGGTTTATGGATCGACTGAGCGGAGTAAAGAAAGACATAACGGAAATGTCTTTGGAGGAGTTGAGGGAGTACGTCCGCCAGATCAGGAAGGATCGGCGGATCAGCAAATCTCCTCCTAAGGAGAAGAAAGAGCGGGTCCAAAACATCGAAGCAGGCAAGAAGAAGGCTGAGAAGAATATTGGCAAGCTAACACCTGAGCAGCAGTTACAGTTGCTGCTTGAGCTGGAAGGGGAAGATTGATGGAACAAGTAATGGACCTGCGTGAAATTCCTCTTGCAGATATCAAGGTTCCTGAGGATCGCGCCCGCCAGGATAAGGGTACTATTACTGATGAGCGGTCGGAATCTCTTGAGAGTTTAATCAAGAATATAGAAATCAACGGTCTAATACAGCCAATAACTGTCGACAAAAACCTTGTACTTATTGCAGGGGAGCGTCGCCTAATAGCTCATAGAAAGCTCAACAGACCTACTATAATGGCGATCGTTAGGGATGATCTATATACCAAGACTATTAGCGCATATGAGATTGAGCTATTTGAGAATACCCATAGGCTGAAACTACATTGGAAGGATAGAGCTACCCTAGAGCTAACCATCAATCGGCTAAAGGTGGAGCAGTTCGGTAAGTTTGAGCCTACAGTCAATCCAAAGGGATGGTCTTTTGCTAGGCAAGCCAGTCTTGTTGGATCGGATGAGTCTACAGTGCGGCGTCGCATCGAGATGGCCGAGACATTAGAAGAAGTCCCCGAGCTGCTGGAGGAATGCAAAACGGAGGATGAGGCATGGAAGGTAAATCTCAAGCTAAAGGAGCGGGGCGCTCAACTGGAGATGCTGAAGAAGCTGCCTCCCGAGATCAAGAGGGCAGTGGACTTCGCAGCCGACCACTACAAGATCGGGGATGCTTTTGTTGGGATGGAGTCCCTTTCCGACAACAATGTCACCTTTGCCGAGGTGGACCCGCCATATGGAGTCGATCTCGACCGGCGAAAGAGTCGCAATCTATCCAATACGGAGATGGATGGCTACTCCGAATGGGAGGAAAGCGACTACCCGGCGATGTTCGAGAAGACAGCCAGCCTTGTCTATCGAAAGCTGGAGCCGAACGCATTCGCAGTGTTCTGGTATGGCATGACGTGGCACCACGAGGTTATTACTATCCTACGCAAGGTAGGGTTCGGCGTCCCGGATATCCCATCTATCTGGAACAAAGGCGACGTAGGCCAGACAGCGAGCCCCGACACGACATTTGGCAGCTGCTACGAGCCCTTCTTCTTGGCCCGAAAGGGACAGCCTAAGCTCCATAAGCCAGGACGTGGCAACGTCTTCAGCTATCCAATGATGCAGCGAAAGGTTCACCCTACCGAGAAGCCCCTGCCGCTTATGATGGATATTATAGACACTATAATATTTCCTGGCAGTCGCGTGCTTATTCCATTCCTGGGATCAGGGGTAACTCTCAGAGCGTGCTACAAGCTAAAGCATACAGGATTTGGATGGGACCTCAGCCAGGAGCATAAGGATGGTTTCCTGAAGAGGGTATCAGAGGATAAGCCTAATGAGAAATCCACACGCGACGGGGGACCCCAACAGCCAGCTGCTAATTCTGGGGGAAGCTCCGAGTAAGGATGAGATCAGGTTGGGAGAACCTTTCGTAGGCCCTTCGGGGGAGGTCTTGAACGATCTCCTTCACACAGCCGGCATACTACGGAACCAAGTCTACATAATGAATGTCTGGCCCTTTATGGTTACGAAGAATGCCAAGGATATCAAGGGCCCTTATGGGGAAGTGCTCTGGACTGATAACAAAGGGCTGACTGAGCCTGGCCAGGCGATGGCCGAGCACACTATTGATCTGATCAAAAGGAGTGGCTGCAATGCCATTCTGGCCCTGGGAAACGTCGCTATGTCCCTCCTTACCAAGGACAAGCGACCCATTACGAAGTGGCGGGGTAGCCTCCTTTGGTCTCCGGCGGTAAGCAAGAAATTCATCCCCACTATCCATCCGGCAGCTACCTTCCATGGATGGGATGGCTATCTTTGGCGGCACCTGATTATCAACGATATGTGCAAGATCAAGGAAGAGATGGATAGTCCCGTCTTCGCCCCACCGGAACGCAGCCTGATTATCAGTCCCACCTTCAACCACGTCATGGACTACTTCGAGAAGTGCCGACGCGCCAAGCGAGTATGCACGGATATCGAGATATACAATCATAATGTAAGCTGCTTCAGTCTTGCCTTCGTCAAAGACGAGGCCATGACGGTCCCCCTGGTAGATGATAAGAATGGTCATTACTGGACCGAGACGGAGGAGATGGCTATTTGGGTGGCCTATGGCAGCCTTATGTCTGATCCTGAGGTGATGAAGATCAATCAGAACATAGTAGGCTTCGATGCGGTATTTCTCTTCATGCAAAACAGCATCAGGACGAGGGGCAAGTTGGGCGACCCTATGATCGCTCAGCACATTGTGTACCCTGACTTCAAGAAGGGTCTGGACTTCATAGCCAGCATACACACTAGGGAGCCATACTGGAAGGACGATGGAAAGCTATGGAAAACACCCGAGAAGGACTGGGCCAAATTCCAGCGCTACTGCGCCAAAGACGCCTGTGTGGCGCTCGAAGCCTGGGACGTGCTATCACAGGAAATGACGGATGGCGGCTATTGGCCAACCTACGACATGACTGTCAGGTTAGCGGAGCCTCTCTGCTATATGACGGCAGTGGGGCTCGCGGTGGACCGAGACGGCCTGGCGGTTACGAAGGCACGACTGGAGGAGGCGATTGGGGAAAAGCAAAGGGCATTGGACCTTCTAACTACCCATCCGCTAAACGTAAGTAGTCCGAAGCAATGCTGTGCCTACTTCTATGAAACTCTTGGCCTTACTGCATATATAGGTATGGGTGGGAAACCAACGACTGATGACAAAGCGCTATCGAGAATTGTTAGAAAGGGATCTAAGGGAGCAAAAGAGGCTAAGATTATTCAGGAGCTTCGAGCCCTACTCAAGCTCAAGGGAACTTACATTGAGGTGGATT